GTAAAAGAAAAAGTACCAGGTTCTTCTACAACAAGTGCGTTGCCAAATGTAAAAGAAATTTTCGAATCTGATAAGATTAAAATTTTAAAGAACAAATTAGCTAAAGGTGCAGGAAACGGAATGAAACCAATGCAGCTTTCGCCTAAAGCAATGAATTACTTTAATAAAAAGAATAAAAAATAATGAAACAATTATTTGCAAAATTATTTGGTGGGGCAGGATTGGATGTAGCGGATAAAATTGGTGGACTTGTAGATAAGTTTGTAAGAACTAAAGATGAGAAAGCTAATTTTGAAAAAGAAATGACTTTGATATTTCAAGAGCATGAATTATCATTAGAAAAAGAAATATCTGCAAGACATAAAGCGGATATGGCATCAGATTCGTGGCTTTCAAAAAATATTCGTCCAATGATTACAATATTCAGTTTAGCAATATATACTTTATTTGCAGTGACTGATGGTAACTTTGGTAGCTTTAATATTGCAAACCAATATGTAGAATTGATGGGACAAATTTTATCTTATGCTTTAGGTTTTTATTTTACATCTAGAGGATTAGAAAAGATTTCAACTATAGTAAAAAAATAAACTAAATGGCTAGAATAAGCACGTATATAAAAGATCCTGTTGTTACTAAGGATGATAAGGTTATAGGCTCTGATATATCTGGATCAACAAGAAACTATTCAATGGAAGACATTGCTGGTTTTTTAAATACGTCTAGCTTAATAAATGTTAATGGTCAATTAATATATAAGTTTCAAATAGGTAGCACACCGCAAGCAGGTAGTTTTACAGTAAACGGTGGACAGCCTATAAATTTTTCAAATGTAACTTCAATTGATTTTTCACATATAAATACTAATGGACAAAACATTCAACAGTATTTAGAATATTTTGAAGGTTTGTTTATAATGCTTACACAAACAGATAATCAAAATAATTTTGGACAATATGCAATAACATCAGTTACTGATTCTGGAAATGATTATTCAACATTTACATTAACATTCAGAGAAGGTAATAATGCATTAGTTCAAGATAAATATTACGCCATGTCTTTTTCACCAAAAGGACAAAGCGATAAACATTTAACTTGGCCAACAGATGGTTCATTATATCAGTTTACAGCAAATACAGCAGTAACTATAACACATGAATTAGCTAAGTTTCCATCAGTTACTACAGTAGATTCAGCAGGATCACATTTAGTAGGCGATGTACAACATATAGATACAAACTCATTTACATTAACATTTTCAGCCTCATTTCAAGGCAAAGTATATATAAACTAAATAAAAAAATATGGCAATCTCATTTTTAACGGGCTTAGATGTACAGGGCTCAATTAATCTTAACAAGAATGAATTACAAAATGCAGTAATTCAAAACTTAGCGACTGCTCCTGGGACACCTTCGGAGGGTCAGATATATTATGATAGTACAGCGGGAGATAAGCAACTGTACTTTTATAATGGTAGTAGCTGGATACCCGTTTCTGGTGATATTCAAAGAATTCAAATAACTGCTGATGATACAAATTCATATAATGTAACCAGCGGCGATTTCTTATTTACTATTTCGGGTGATACAGGAATATCCACAACATTAACAGGTAGTCAATTAGAAATTGATCTTGATGATACAGCAGTAACACCTGGAACTTATGGTTCTACTACTGCAATACCGGTTATTACAGTAGATCAACAAGGTAGGCTAACATCAGCTTCAACAGCAGCTATTGTAACTACATTAGATATAGCAGCAGATAGTGGAACTGATAATGGCGTTGTATTAGGTACAGATACATTAACAATTTCAGGTACAACTAATGAAATTGAAACATCTGTTTCTGGTGATACAATAACCGTTGGTTTAGTAACAAACCCAACTGTTTCTGGTAACTTAATTGTTAGTGGAGATTTAACTGTTTCAGGTACGACAACAACGGTCAATACGGAAACAATAAATCTTGCTGATAATATTATTACATTAAATAGTAATTACACAGGATCAACACCAAGTGAAAATGGTGGTATTGAAGTTGAAAGGGGAACGGCTGATGATAATGTAGCATTAAGATGGAATGAAACAACTGATATTTGGGAACTTACTAAAAACGGGACCGACTATTATGAAATTCAAACAGTTGGTGAAAGTACATTTTCTGCAACTATTGGAAATAACACAGATACATCATTTACTGTAACACACAATTTAGGTACTAAAGATGTAATTGTACAACTATATGATTTAAGTTCAAATGACACAGTTTATGCAGACGTCGTAAGAACTTCTACATCAGTTGTGACAGTTAGCTTTGGTTCAGCTCCTGCTACTAACGACATCAGAGTATTAGTAAGTAAAATAGGATAAAATAAAATTTAATGGCTCAAAAGTTTTTAACCGATATTGAGGTTACGCGAGGCCTAGTTGACTCATCTGGAGATCTAGGTGTTGCAGGACAGGTATTGTCTTCAACTGGTTCAGGCACAAATTGGATAACTAACGAAGCAAATTCAACAGTTGTCTATTTAGATGAATTTACAGGAGATAATAGTACTGTTGACTTTACGCTTTCAGTATCGGTAACTGATGAGAACATTACACAAACATACATAGACGGTGTCTATCAAAACAAAGACACATATTCAATAAGTGGCACTACACTTACATTTTCTACTGCACCACCTTTAAATGCAGACATAGAAGTTATAACATTTTCTACAGCAACTACCTCTGACGATCTAGCAGCAGGTTCAGTTATTATTCCAGTTAAAAATACACATACTGCAAGTATAGCCAAAGGAGAACCCGTATATATTACAGGTAATGTTGGTAGTTCAGCAAGATTAGAAATTGCACCAGCAGATGCAAGTAATAGTGCTAAAATGCCTGCGGCTGGTTTATTATTACAAACACTTGCTGTAAATGCAGAAGGTTATGTAATTACAGGTGGTTATTTAAGAAATATTACAACAGATACAATTGACAGTACATCTACTAGTTCAAACGATACAGTATATGTAAAATCTGGTGGTGGTCTTACGATGACAAAACCAACAGGTACTAATTTAATTCAAAACATTGCTAAAGTTGCAAGAGTTGCAAGTGGCAGCGCAGGGTCGTTATTAGTATCATCAATACTTAGAACAAACGACATACCAAATATTACTAATGATTATTTTTGGTTAGGTAATTCATCTGGAGTTGCAACACCTACAGAATTTACAAGTACTGCAAGAGGTTTATTAAGTGTAGGAGCAGAAGGAACAGCAGCGGGAGATGGTAATTTAGCATATAATAATAGTTCAGGTGTGTTTACATATACGCCACCTGTATTAGGCGGTTTATCTGGAACTACAGATAATATAACAGAAGGGTCAACAAATTTATATTATACAGATGCAAGATCTAGAAGTTCAATTTCTTCTGGAGGTGATTTAAGTTATAACTCAACAACAGGTGTTATGAGTTATACAACACCAACAACTATTGCATCATTGAGCAATCATGACACAGATGATCTATCTGAAGGGGCAACAAATTTATATTATACGGATACACGTGTAGGTACTTATTTAACAAATAATAGCTATGCTACGCAAAGCTACGTTAATACACAGGTTTCAAACCTTGTAGATTCAGCGCCTTCAACTTTAGACACACTAAATGAACTTGCTGCTGCGTTAGGGGACGATGCTAATTTCAGCACAACTGTAACTAACTCTATAGCTACAAAATTACCTCTTGCCGGTGGAACTTTAACGGGTGCATTGTCTGGAACATCTGCTACTTTTTCTGGTTCTATAAGTGGTTTTGGGGATTTTACAGGAACAAATACAGCACTTAATGCGAGAAATGGAAGTAGTGGTGTTGCAATTGGTAATTATACGTCTGCTTATGCTTATATAGACCTTGCTTCAACAAATTCTACTTTTGGTAGTTGGATTGATTTTAGTAAAGGAGATGGACAAGATTATGGTGGAAGAATAAGATATCATAATAGTAATGACACTTTTACATTTACAACAGGTGGAACAAATGACGAGTTTGTAATTTATACTACATACACATATTCTCCAGGCTCATCAAGATCGCCAATATTTTATGATTCAGATAATACTGGTTATTATTTAAACCCTCATGGCACAAGTAATTTAAGTATTGTACAAGCCGGTTCATGGTTATTTAGACCAATGTCTAATCAAGTTGAATACCATGTACTAGACAATGGAAGTTTAAATGGACCTAGTTGGAAATTTAGGTATGATGGCGCTACTGCTAATAGATGGGTTGATTTTGGGTATAAAGATGGAAATGGAACATATTATGAAGGTTTAAAATTATATAATAATTCAACAATAACTTGGAAAGGAAATGCAATGTGGCATGCCGGAAATGACGGAAGCGGTTCTGGATTAGATGCTGATTTACTTGATGGTCAACACGCGAGTGCATTTGCCAGTTCATCACATACCCATGCTGCTTCAGATATAACTTCAGGTAATTTAGCTGCTGCAAGAAATACAGTTAACTTAGCCAATGTAGCCAGCACTTCTGATGCTTCAGGTATATATTTTAGAAGCGCAAATGAAGTAATTTCAGGTGAGGGCTGGTGTACTGCACAATACGCATACAATCACAATGATGGATTTTTATTTTTAAATAGAAATAGCTCTAGCACAGCTTTTCCAACCTTTCACATTGGTGGTTGGAATAACGCAGGCTATGCTGGTTATTCAGATGCGGATGGGATGATCACATTAACAAGATCAGACGGTTCAAAAAACCAGGGATCTACATATGCAGGTACAGGGTTATCTAATACATCGTATTGGACTAGAATGGTTAAAACTACCACAAAAACAATATTTAAAGATGCTCAAGATAGACATGAATTTAACGGCACAGTCCAAATATCCGCTGGGAATAGTTATAATGAAAACATAAGAATGTTCCCTGGTAGTAATGATTATTCATCATTAATATTAGGTGCAGTTGCAGGAACGTCAGGTACTGGCGCCGGTCAATGGTCATTAGTTAGATTCCCAAATGCAAATTCAAATAAATTTACTATAAGACATAACAGCACTGATCACGTTACAATAACAACATCAGGTAATGTAACAAACCATGTAGATACTAGATCACCTATATACTACGATTTATCTAACACCGCTTATTATGCTTACCCAACTAGCCAATCTGTATTTTATAGATTAAAATTACAGGGTACTGGTACCGCAAATGCCGCTACATTGGAAATAGATAATCCATCTTCATCTGCATTTATTCACACGGGTGAATTATTTACTGCTAACCAAACAGCAAACCAATCAAATATATTTGTTATTGGTAAATCAGGTACTACAAAAAATTCAGGTTATATAGGATATTATTGGGCAGCAGCAGGAAGCAACAATAACTTCGTTAGTATAGGTCATTGGTCAGCTGATCATTTATTTAGAGTATATGGTGACCAAGTGTTATCAACAGTTACTTTAAGAAGTGACGTGGATATGCGAGCACCTATATTTTATGATAAAGATAATACAAGTTATTATGTAGATGCAGCTACTAATTCAGTTTTACAACAAATAAATTTATATGGTCAGCTGCAAATGCAAAGAGGCCAAGCTAATAATGCGATATGGTTTGCGGCAAATACAGATCAAAATCATGCATTATGGAATGATTATTACGGTGGGCCAACAACTAGAGGTGCAGCCGGCAGTGGGTTTGATGGTATAAAATGGAATGCATATAGAGGTCTACATATTAGAGGTGGTACAAATGGCGCATATAATTGTCTAGTAATAACTAATACAAGCAGTAATACAAATACCCATACAGTAGCTTTATATGCTCATGATGATGAAGTTTTAAAAACTACAAATAGCAGTAACAATGGTATTATTGTACAAAGAGATTTATATCTTTCAGGAAGTACAGGTGGAAGCACAGGTAACCAATTGGTTATTGGGCAAACAAGCGAAAGTTTAACATATACGCATCAAGATACTAACACGCGACCATTAATATATATGACTGGGCAATATCCAGCATTAACATTAAATCACACCGTAACAAGTAACGCAAATCATGGCCCCACGATACAATTTACGCATAATGGAAATGCCGGAAGACAATGGGTATTTGGTAGTAGTGGTGATGGGGAGCATTTGTTTATTGGATTTTCAAATACTAGCCAAGGTAATTCAAACTATAATCCTCATAATGGTATAGCTGGGTATTTGGGTACAAGCCTAATGACATTTCATGAAAACGGAAGAGTTGGTATTGGTGGTGATTGGGGCGGATTAGGATCAGGAGATCCAGGATATGCAATTGATACAAGAGGTACATTATATAACAATACAGATCTTAGAGCGCCTATATTTTATGATGCATTAGCAACGTCTTATTATGTTGACCCTGGGTCCGCAACTAGTATTAATACGGCTGGTACAATTAGAGGTAATTATTTTGTAGGTACTAATTATACTACTGATGGATATACAGTATATAAAGGTTATGATAACTGGAACCACTTTATATCAATTAGAGGACATGCGAGACCTGGGCAATCAAAAGCACAAGCTGCAATATTAGGTGGACATCAAACATCATTTGTAGAGTATGCTGAAAATAATTCAACAACAGGTTGGTTTTTTATAGGTTCAGCAGGTTCAACTTATGAAGAAATTGCAAAAATTACAAAAGATTTTGCCTCATTTACACAGGTTAGAGCACCTATATTTTATGATTCTAATAATACAAATTATTATACAGATCCTGCTTCTACTAGTGTTTTAAACGCATTGCAATTTAATTATACGCAGCATGGTTCTGCTAATAACATAAGAATGGGTAATAGTACCACTATGAATGCTATTTCGTCTGGTACTAACAATGCGGCTTTTGGTGTTGAGGCATTAGGAAACTGTACCACTGGTAGTAGAAACTTTGCGTATGGTTATGCAGCTTTATATAGTGTAAGCAGTGGTAGTAATAATATTGCAATGGGTGATGCTGCTGGTTACAATGTTTCTAGTGGAGGCAACAACCTGCTATTTGGAATAAATTCAGGTAGAACAGGTTACCAATCACCACAATCTATAGCTGGTGTAACAACCGGTAGTAATCAAATACATATGGGTAACGAATCCCATACTACAGCAAGAATACAGATTAGTTGGACAGTAAATTCAGATGCAAGAGATAAAACAGATATAACACCTATAAACGTAGGTTTAGATTTTGTTAATGAATTAAATCCAGTAACATTTAGATGGGATAAAAGATCTGATTATGAAGACAGAACACCCACAGGTGAAAATAAATTAGAAGAATTAACATTAGGATTTTTAGCACAGGAAGTTGAAGAAGTAGAAAAATCTTATGGTTACGATATTTCAACTAAAACAAATTTAGTTGTAGATAGAGATGTAGAGCAAGATCATTTTGGAATAACATATGAAAAAATGATACCTATTTTAACAAAAGCAATACAAGAATTAACTCAGGAAGTACAAACATTAAAGGATCAAATAAATGGCATTAACTAAAGTATCAGGTGATTTTATACAAGACGGGTCAATAACCCAGGGACACTTACATTCAAGTCACGGTATTACTACTTCAGATATTGGAGAAGGAAGTAATCTATACTTTACGACTGCCAGGGTTGATTCAAGAATAGGTGATTTAAGTACATCAGATTTATCTGAAGGTACTAATTTATATTATACAGATGCAAGAGCTGATGCTAGAATTGCATTACAAGTTGGTAGCAATTTAGATTTAAGTAGTAAATCAACTTCAGACTTATCTGAAGGAACAAATTTATATTACACACAAGCAAGATTTAATACTGCATTTGCGGCTAAATCAACTAGTGATTTAAGCGAGGGAACGAACTTATATTACACAGATGCGAGAGCTGATGCTAGAATAGCCGCAGCAAGTACAAGCGATTTAAGTGAGGGTACAAATCTTTATTATACTGACGCAAGAGTTGGAAGTTATTTAACAACAAATAGCTATGCAACACAAAGCTATGTAAACACACAAGTATCTAATTTAGTTGATAGCGCACCAAGCACATTAGATACATTAAATGAATTAGCAGCAGCTTTAGGCGATGATGCAAACTTTAGCACAACAGTTACAAATAGCATTGCAACTAAAATGCCATTAGCTGGTGGTACTTTTACAGGTAATGTAGCAATTAGTGGTACAAATCATTTAGAATTATTTGGCTTTTTATATACTAGATCTACATTAAGAGTTTTAAACGCGGCTGGTAATGGTTGGCATAATTGGGCAACTAGAGGTGGTGGCAAATACGATTTAAATGTAAATAATATTACAGTAGCGGCAATAACCGCTTCAGGAAATGTAACAGCTTCATCTGGTACTGGTCATTTTTCTGTAGTTAATTCTTCAGCATATCAGTTAAACGGTACTTATGTAATGGATTCCAGTAGGAATTTAGTTAATATAGCTAATATAACCGCTTCAGGAAATGTAACCGGTGCGAATTTAAATATTTCAAACTGGGATACAGCATACGGATGGGGTAACCATGCAAGTGCAGGTTATCTAACTTCATATACAGAAACAGATACATTAGCTACAGTTACAGCAAGAGGTGCTAGTACAAGTACAGCGGTTACTTTTGCTAAAGCAACATTTAATACATCAAGCACAGGTTTACCTAGACAAATAACAATAAAAGAAGATGGTGATACTGAAAACTCAATGGGCTCATATCCTGGCGCTTGGACATCTGCATTAAATATACAAAGTAATGATGCCAGTACTTATTTATGGCTTTCGCCATTAACATCCAATATACCAAGGATACAAACAAACTATGGGCAATTAGATTTTTACACAGGTAGTAATACCAATAGAGCATTACATTTATCTGGAACATCAGCTAGATCTGAAATATTTTATGATTTAAATAACACTGGTTATTATGCAAACCCGGCTAGCACGAGTAAATTCGCTATATTAGAAATTAACAATGGCACAACTGGTAATCAAAAGATAGAATTTAAAGATGCTAGTACATCAGGTTATGGCGCGTTAAGGTTTTTTTATAATAACTCCGAACAAAATACAATTCATGTTTTTGGTAGCACGTGGTCATCAAATTTTGAGGGGGGATCAAGAGGTGCTATAAATTTAAGTGGGCATACAGGTGTAACATTTGGTGCATGGAATTCACCTGGGGCATGGGTTTATAATAGCGGACAAGCACAATTTCAAAATAGCGTAAGGTCACCAATATTCTATGATTCAGGCAATACAGGAAGATATATTGATGCAGCTTCTACATCAAGAATAAATAGACTTGAAATAGAAAACACAAGTAATCAAGATACGCCAACTGCATATATGCAAATAGGATCTGATGGGTTTATTTTTGGTGGGAACAATAGTGGTTATGAAATAAATTCAGCACAAATATCTGCAGGCTATCACACAGCAAATTCATTGAATTTTGTTGGAATGGGAACAACTTCTACAGTGAGAAGAATGGACTTTTGGGCAGAAGGCGGATTTTTTGTTTCAGGTAATATATATGACAAAGACAATACCGCTTATTATGTAGATCCAGCTGGTACTAGTGTTTTAAACAGAGTAGAAATAGATGATGATTTAGACGTAAGAGCTCAGGTAGGCACTTGGATTACATCTAATGTTATGAGTGATGCTATTGGATGGAATACTAATTATGGAGTTTATATAGGTTCAAATGTCGGTGGTACTCATTATTTAAGAGGTAATGGTACATTTACAACAGGTGGTAGTACATATAATTTATGGCATCAAGGGAATGATGGATCTGGATCAGGTCTAGATGCAGATACACTGGATGGCCAACATGCGAGTGCCTTTGCTAGTGCAAGTCATACTCATGATGATAGATATTATACGGAGTCTGAAATGCAAACTTTTTTCAACAGAGGTTATATAAATAATCATAGTGCAACAAACGCAGCAGCAGGTTGGTATACAATTGCTACAAATACAGGCGATAGGGCATTAGGAGAATTTCAAATATGGGATACTGCAAGTAGCGATCATCAGTCTGTATTGTTTAGCGCGTCTCATCATTTTGGTACGGACACATCAAATGATATAACTGTTTTAGCAAATTCAAGATATAGTGGTACTAACTTTAGATATATAAGAATAAAAGAAAATGGTACTTATGACGGTGCTGTTCTACAGGTTTATATTGATGGGGGTAGTAATACTGTTTACGCGGCAATAGTTGGTGGTAATGCGCAAGAAAGTGGATGGGTGTTAAAAGATTGGATTGCTGATGGAACTGATCCAGGAGATGTTAGTTCTTACAACTCTATGACAGAAAGAACTAAAGTAGATTTAGATTTAACTATAAACGGTGGTATAACGACTACTGGCCCAATTTATTCTGGCGGTCAAACGACTCAATATAGGGTTTTGAATACTTCAGATGAAGGATCCGGTAATGGCTTAGATGCTGATACACTAGATGGTGTTCAAGGCTCAAACTTTTTAAGATCTAATGTTGCTGATACTAATTCAGTTTCAATTACTGCCCCAATATATTACGATACAAATACAGCATACTATTTAGACGCGGGTGGCACAAGTAATTTAGTCAGTACATTTGCTGATGCGTTTTTGGGGAGGGTAACCACAAGTGGCGATGGACAAAGTAACTACCCCTTTAGGTTGGCAAGTGATTATAGTGCGTGGATGATGACAGCTGCAAGTAATACTTGGGGATTATTTTGGGCTGGTAATAGTGGTGCAAGATATGGAACAAATGGTAATGGAGGTCCTGGTAATATATGGAGTAATAGTGCAAACCCAAATGAATTTGCTTTTGTGGGAAGCGACACTACGTTATGGACAGTGCATGGAACTTCTGGTAATAGTTGGCAAGCAGGGTACGGTACTGCAGCGGGCTCATTTAGAGCACCTATATTTTATGATTCTATTGATACAAACAGTTATTTTGATTCAGGTGGAGTAGTTTTAAGAGGTTCATCCCCTACAATATATTTTAGAGATACAAATCATAACTCAGCTATGATCCATGTAAACTCTAATATATTTTATGTTCTAAGAGGTAGTAATGATACCACTAGCTGGAGCCAAGTTGGTGGTAGATGGCCATTAGAAATAAACCTTACAACCAATAATGCTTTGTTTGGAGCAAGTGTTACAGCTATAGGTAATTTGTCCGCTAGTGGTGGATACTTATATTTATCAAGTGGTAATAGTATTTTTTCGCCATCAGGCGGTGTTATAAAAACAGCATCAAATTTCTATGCAGAAAGATTTTACGATTATGATGACACAACAAGATATGTGGATGTTAACTCTACAAGTTATATAGCTACCTTACATACAAGTGGTACAATACAAGCAGGTAATTCTGGAACAGGTAATATATATTTAGGTAATACTGGTGTTAGCGGATCGGGTAACCACTTCAGATTCCATACTAATAATTCACATACATATTTTGATGGTAACTGTGGAGACATACATTGGAGACAGGGAAATAGTACTAGATTTTATTTTTATATGACAACTGCGAATATGACTATAAATGGTACATTAACACAGTATTCAGATGAAAGATTAAAACAAAATGTAGTAACTATTGATAATGCTTTAAATAAAGTAAATCAATTAAGAGGTGTTTATTATAATAGAACAGATATAAATACAGAAGCAAATCAAATTGGTTTAATTGCACAAGAAACAGAAAGCGTAGTTCCTGAAGTAGTTCATACAGCGAATGATGAATTAGGAACTAAATCAATATCTTATGGTCAATTAAATGCATTATTAGTAGAAGCAATAAAAGAACAACAAACAATTATTGATAATCTTAAGTCAAGAATAGAAACTTTAGAAAATCAGTAAAACAAGTAATAATAAATTATAAGTCAAACAATTAAAAAATAAATTATGAATTTATCTTATGAATGGAAGATCACGGCTATGAAAAAAGCACCATCACTTGACGGATTGTCAGATGTGATCACACACGTTAACTTTGAATATAAAGGTACAGATGCTGATTCTGGAGAGGAAGCTGTTTTTAATGGCGCTTGCCCAATCGGTGCACCTGATTCAGAAAACTTTACAGCGCTTGGTGAATTAACAGAAGCGGATGTAATTACATGGGCACAAGCTAATCACCCAGTTGATCACATGAATGAAGTGATTGAAAAAGCAATTAGTGATAAAATAACACCAAAAAATGTAGAGGCAGAAATGCCATGGGCTCCAGTTGAAGAAACAACTGAAGATCCAGCTTAATTTAATTTATTAACAATTTAATTTTAATTTTAAAACCATGAGTGAAAACAAAATTACCCAAGAACAATTAGAAGAATTGCAAGGTTATGTAGGAAAACTAAATAACGCTGCAACACAAATTGGAAACCTTGAATTACAAAAGCATCAAATTAATCATGCTGCTGCTGAAGTTCAAAATGATTTAAACAAATTCCAAGCTAAACTTGAAGAAAAGTACGGTAAAGTTCAAATCAATATCCAAGATGGAACCTATAAACCAATCGAAGAAGAAGAAGTTGTAGGACCAGAAGTATTAAAGGCAGAATAAAATCATGTCACTGGTAAGAAAAATTAGTATAGGTAGAGACTATAAGAATGACGCTATGCATTACGCTGTAGGTCAAGAAGTATATGGTGGACACATTATATGTGATATCGTAGAAGAAACTGATAAGTTTTCTATCTTTATTAAAAAAGGAAATGAAGTATTACCGTGGAAAGATTTTAATAAGAATATGGCTATAGCCGTTGAATATAACTTAGAATATTAATGCAAAGTTTATTTAACTTTATAGTTAAACCTAAAAACGAAAGATACGATAATAAAAAATATATTGATGGTCAAGAACTTCTGCTAAATACAGAAATTTCTGATCATCAATATGTTAGTCGTGTTGGAATAGTGACAGCAACACCTAAATCAGAAAAAACTGAAATACAAGTTAATGATGAGGTTATATTGCATCACAATGTTTTTAGAAGATGGTATGATGTAAGAGGTAAAGAAAGAAATAGCAGAAGCTATTATAAAGAAGATGAATACTTTGTGACCTCTGATCAAATATTTTTATACAAACGAAACGGCAAATGGCAAGCGCCTAAAGGTTTTTGTTTTGTTAAACCAATTTTATCAAATAATATATTATTAAATGAAAAAGAAGTTCCGCTACGTGGAATTATAAAATACGTTGATAAAGAACTTAATGATATAGAAAAAGAAGATTTAGTTGGTTTTACACCAAGCAGTGAATATGAATTTATTGTTGATGGTGAAAGATTATATAGAGTACCAACTAATTCAATATCGATTAAGTATGAACGTCAAGGAACAGAAAAAGAATATAATCCAAGCTGGTTATGAAGCAGTCAAAGAGCTCATTAAAGTTGCAAAAGAACCGATTGTTGAAACTGATGATGATGTTTCAGCCGATCGACTCAAGAACGCTGCAGCCACTAAAAAGCTCGCAATATTCGATGCATTTGAGATCTTAAATAGAATCGAGATTGAAAAAGCATTATTAGAAGGTAAGAATATAGAAGAAAAAGCAGAGTCATTTAAAGGCTTTGCTGAAAGAAGATCTAAGTAATGTACGAGCAATCATTATATCGCGTTATAGAGCCTATAAAAATCAATACGATTAAAAGGCTTAATAAAGCAAAAAAGTGGAAATACGGGTATAATAAGGAACATGACGTGGTTGTTATCAGCAAGACTGGGCAGATTGGTGATGTGTATAGCATACAAAATTTAAAAATAGCATTACCTCCAGCACCAAAGAACTTAGATAAAGGAAATAATAAATGGAGTAAAATAGAATATCCAAAAGAACTTGCAAAGTTAAAAACGATATTCGATTGGAAAGATTTACCAAATGAATTTAAAAATAAGTGGAATGCATATATTGATACAGAATTTACCAAACGCGATGAAGGTTATTGGTTCTATAACAAAGATGTTCCTACTTATATTACTGGGTCTCATTATATGTACTTGCAGTGGACTAAAATCGACGTGGGTGCTCCAGACTTCAGGGAAGCAAACAGATTATTCTTTTTATTCTGGGAAGCTTGCAAAGCAGACGTTCGATGTTATGGAATGTGCTACCTCAAGAATAGACGGAGTGGGTTTTCATTCATGGCATCAGCAGAGACTGTTAACCAAGCTACCATCTCTTCAGACTCTAGGTTTGGGATATTATCCAAATCTGGTGCTGACGCCAAAAAAATGTTTACAGATAAGGTCGTTCCAATATCCGTTAATTACCCATTCTTTTTTAAACCCATACAGGATGGAATGGATAGACCTAAGACCGAATTGGCTTATCGTGTACCCGCAAGTAAGTTTACAAAGAAAAGTATACTCACGAAGCAAAGGAACGAGGAACTCGCGGGATTGGACACTACCATCGACTGGAAGAACACAGGAGACAACTCCTATGATGGTGAAAAGCTTTCGCTCTTGGTCCACGATGAAGCAGGAAAATGGGAGAGGCCCGAGAACATCCTCAACAACTGGCGTGTCACGAAAACCACGTTAAGATTAGGAAGTAGAGTTATTGGTAAATGTATGATGGGTTCAACAAGTAACTCATTAGACAAAGGTGGTGAAAACTTTAAAAAATTATACAATGACTCAGATGTTACAAAAAGAAACCGCAATGGACAGACTCGCTCAGGATTATATAGTTTGTTCATACCTATGGAATGGAACTTCGAAGGATTCATTGATTCTTATGGAATACCTGTATTCAATACTCCCGAAGAGCCAATTGAAGACAACTATGGGGAATACATTGATGTCGGAGTTATCAACCACTGGGAAAACGAAGTTGAAGGTTTAAAAGGAGATCAAGACGGTTTAAATGAATTTTATAGACAATTTCCAAGGACTGAAGAACATGCTTTCAGAGATGAAACTAAAAATAGCATATTTAATCTTGCTAAGATTTACGAACAGATTGATTTTAATGACGACGCTACAGCGGAAGTTAATATCACTACTGGATCTTTTTCGTGGCAGAACGGTGTTAAAGATACAACAGTACAATTTACACCAAATCCTAATGGAAGATTCAAAGTAAGTTGGGTACCAAGTTTAAATTTACAAAATAATATTTTAATTAAAAATGGATTTAAATACCCTGGAAATGAACATATGGGTGCATTTGGCTGCGATAGCTACGATATATCCGGCACTACCGACGGTAAAGGCTCTAAAGGATCTTTGCATGGACTTACTAAGTTCAGCATGGAAGATGCGCCACCGAATCGGTTTTTTCTGGAGTATATAGCTAGACCACAAACCGCCGAAATGTTTTTTGAAGATGTATTGATGGCATTAGTATTTTATGGCATGCCAATACTTGCAGAAAATAACAAACCTAGATTATTATATTATTTAAAGCGAAGAGGTTACAGAGGTTACTCAATGAACCGACCAGATAGAACTTGGAACAAGTTATCAACCGCTGAAAAAGAAATAGGTGGCATACCAAACTCAAGTGAGGATATAAGACAAGCGCATGCTGCCGCAATAGAAACATATATAAATTCTCATGTTGGAATTAAATCTGACGGAACTTATGGTGATATATATTTTAATACCACATTAAATGATTGGGCTAAGTTTGATATAAACAAAAGAACAAAGTTTGATGCCGCTATAAGTTCAGGATTAGCAATTATGGCATGCAATAGACATTTATATAGGCCACATGGCGAAAGAGAAAAATCAAAAGTTAATATTAGCTTTGCACGATACGAAAATAAAGGAACTTTATCAAAAATAATAAAAAACTATGGCTGAGTCCGTTTTAAAAAGTTACTTCCCAAGCCAAACAGCTAGCGACGACGAAAAACTATCACAAGATTATGGTTTGAAAGTAGCTAGAGCTATAGAAAATGAATGGTTTAAGAAAGACAGAGGAGTCAATAGATTCTTTGTAAATCAAAACCAATATCATAAATTAAGATTATATGCAAGGGGAGAACAAAGCATACAAAAATATAAAGATGAATTATCAATTAACGGTGATTTATCATATTTAAATTTAGATTGGAAGCCAGTTCCTATTATACCTAAGTTTGTAGATATAGTTGTAAATGGTATTGCAGAAAGAACATACGATATAAAAGCATATTCACAAGATCCTAATGGTGTTAATAAAAGAACACAATATATGGAAAGCATACTTGCTGATATGCGTACTAGAGAATTTAGTGATTATGTTCAAGAACAATTTGGATTAAATACATACAATAATAATCCACAAACATTACCAGAAAACGAAGAAGAGCTACAATTGCACATGCAGCTTGATTACAAACAAGCTATTGAAATTGCTGAAGAACAAGCAATACAAACTGTATTTAATCAAAATAATTACGAAAATATAAAGAAAAGGTTATTTTATGATTTAACAGTATTAGGTGTTGGATGTGTTAAAAATAATTTTACACAGTCAGAAGGTATTAAAATTGAATACGTAGATCCTGCAAACATAGTGCATTCGTATTCTGAATCACCATATTACGACGATATATATTATATTGGTGAAATAAAAAATATAAATGTTAACGATCTTAAAATGCAATTTCCAAATCTTACAGATGAGGATTTAAAAAAGATTACACAACAAGGGAGCCAAGATTACAATACATATAATAAATATAATACACAAGTAAACAATAAAGATAATAATTCAGTCCAAATTATGTACTTTAATTATAAAACGTACATGAATGAAGTTTACAAGGTAAAACAAACTTCTACTGGCGCTGAAAAAATTATTAAAAAATCTGATGCATTTATGGCAACACCTATTGATGGTGAATTAAGATTTGAACGTATTGCTAAAAATATTGAGGTGTTGTATGAAGGTGTATTTATACCAGGCTCAAATATATTATTAGAATGGAAGCTTGCTGATAATATGTTGAGAGAAAAAAGTGATGTTAATAAAGTTAAATTAAATTATTCATTAGTATCACCAAGAGTATATAATGGTAGAATTGAATCATTAGTAAGCAGAGTTACAGGTTTTGCTGACATGATACAATTAACACATTTAAAAATACAACAAGTGCTTTCAAGAATGGTACCGGATGGCGTATATTTAGATGCTGATGGATTAGCTGAAATTGATTTAGGTAATGGAACAAATTATAATCCACAAGAAGCATTAAATATGTTTTTCCAAACAGGTTCTGTTATTGGTAGATCATTTACGGCCGAAGGCGATATGAATCCAGGCAAAGTACCTATTCAAGAAATAAGTAATAATGCAGGTGCAAATAAATTAGCGCAATTAATTAGTACATATAACTATTATATGCAAATGATTAGAGATGCTACTGGATTAAATGAAGCAAGAGACGGAAGCACACCTGATAAAAATGCATTAGTTGGTGTACAAAAACTTGCAGCAGCA